CTGCGGGAGTCGAAGACTTAACCGCTTCGATGCCCATGATCTTCAGTTTTGGTTTAGCGTAACGCACGCCTTCAGAATCATGAACGTTAAGGATATATCGCTTCTTTGCAGTCCAGATGCCACGATCAGCAATAACCTCACGCTTCATGTTCATCTTTTGCTGGAACGCTTCCATCCGATTAGCAAGATTCGAATAGATACGATCGATAACTGGTTCAATTTTCTCAGAAGCCACCTTGTCCAAAAAGTCAACGATCTTTTGCTTTTCATCTTCAGTATAATGATGCTCGTCTCCTCGAATCTTAAAGACTTGACGTACAAGCCTATCAAAAGAGATGTAAAGCGAATCCGTATCGGAAGCAATGACATAATCTTCTCCATCGGTCTTCAGAAGTTTGTTTAGATACTTGTTCATTTCATTTTCAGCCCAACGGATTGAGAGCTGACCACCAAGCGTAATCGCTGTAGCCTGATTGATATCAAAGAAGCGGAAGTGAGGATTACCGATCGCGCCGTAAGCTGAGTTCAATTGTACTTTCTTCGCGAGCTGCATATTTTTATATCGCGAGATATCTTTAGATGCTTGCTTAGACTTAGTCTTTTCGTATTCTTTCTGAGCCGCGATCATCTTTTCTTTGTACACGACGCGATCGTTGTACATACGTTCCATGATTTCAGGAAGGAATCCTTGCTTATCTTTCTTGAAGAAACATCCATTAGCCGCAAGCCCATATCCTTCAGGAACTTCTGGAACATAGCCATCCAAGAGCTGATCGACTGTCACTTCGATTCGTTCTGCGTTTCCGCGCGAGTCGCGCAACAATGTCTCAGGTGAGATATTGTACTGCATGATAAGATGCGGGTACAGAGAGTTCAAGTCAAACGACATAACCCAGTTGTGTGCGCCAACCTGTGGATCCTTCACGAACGCGCCAACATACGCTTCATCTTTACTTCCGCCACCTTTGATGGGAACAGAGATCTTCTGCTTGTAAAGATGATTGTGAATGATTACGTCCCACATACGAACTTGTGTGAACACATCGAGCAGCGTAACCTTCGCGTCGTACGCGAGCGCGAGAGCCATGTCAATCAGTTTCATCTTGTCGTCGAGCTTTTCGACGAGCTCAACGTCTCGAATGTTATACTCGATGAATCGCTGGAAGTCGTTCATGTAGAACTCATGCAGCGTATCGTAGTCGTATGATAGCTTGCGCTCACCAAGCTCAACGAAGCCAATGTGATCTAGCTTGTAGCTTTCTTGTTGGCTGTAAGTGAACTTCTGATACATCTCGAGATAGTCGAGAGTAGCAACACCGCCAATGTTGTACACAGTCTGTTCTTTGAACTTCGTGCGAACCTGACGTTCTTTGAAGATCTTCCAAGGTGAGAATCGTTTCGCTTCACTCTCGCCAAGAACAGCGCTCATGCGACGCACGAGATACGGAATATCGAAGAATGTGACGTTCCAGCCAGTCACGATATCAGGATACTCGTTGCTCCACTCGCTCAAGAACTTAGTGAACAGTTCTTTCTCGTTGTTGCACTGATAGTATTGAACGTCTTTGCGATTCGTTGTGAACTCGCCGTATCCCCACACATGGAAGATGCCGTCTTTCTTCAGCGTGATAGCTGTGACAGTATCCGAAGCGCGTTCTACAGTCGGGAATCCAAACTCTGAGCTAACCTCGATGTCGATGTACGCGACTTTGATAAGATCGCGATCATACACAATCTCATCTGGATAATCTTCATTGAGATACGCATAAAGAAATCGCGGCATACCATAGACAGCGAAGTTGCTGATGTCATCGTACTTAGACACGAAATCTTTGGCGTCTCGCATACAGTCGAACTGCATAGGATCAAGCGCAAGCCCACGAATATCTTTCCACTCAGCGTTTGGGCGCTTAGAGGGCAGATACATCGTGGGCTTGTAGGGGATTCTTTCAGAGAAGGGTCGTCCGCGATCATAGCCGCGGACGAGAATGTTGTTACCGAACTCAAGGGCGTTAGTATAGAACTTCATATTCCTATACTACCATATCAAGACGCGGTTGTCAAGATCCCTTTCTTGGGTAATACAAGTCCAGAACCAAAGTTCTGATTGTAAGTCTGCTCGATCTGTTCATCAGGTTCGTATGTGAACAGAACGTTGCGTGGATCAAGAATGATTTCTTTGCTCTTAGCCATTGGAATGAAATCAATCAGAGCCATCTGTGTCTTTCCAGAAGCAGATGGCTGAAGTAAAACAGCTGCAGGCTTCAACACTCTAATCATATTTCCAGCGACGCCAACCTTACCGATGATCTCGTCTCCGTTGAGAAGACGGAGCATCATGACAGTTGTGTTGACATCGGGACTTGCAGCATTCACAGGATTCACATTCATATCATTTCCTTACTTCGTTACGCCTTGTATCTTTTCCTGACCGCGGGACCATGCGGCAATACCAAGGACAGCACCCATTGCGAGATGGAATAGACCAGCGCCTTGCAGCGTCAGAGGATTCCATTGTGTAAGTGGCATCTTTACCATGACTTGAGCGACAGACCACATGATTGGAAAGACCGCCATGTCAAGCACGCAGATAACCATATAACACCAACCCATTGCTGGACGCCACTTCTTGACCATCCAGTCTTCATTTTGTTTTGCATTCTCTGCTTCCCACTGCTTCTTCTCAAGTTCAATCTTGGCAAGTTGAGCAGCTTCTGAAAGCTGAGGAGCAGCAGAAGCGACAGGACCAGAAGATCTAGTCGTAGTCTCTACATATGTAGTTGGGATCGAAGCAGCTGCTCCTTTAGTAGCAGCAGGAATTTGATCCATAGCAGGTCTTGCGACGATTGGCTCGTCGTCTGTTGTTGTACCGAATTTTGGCATCGTGATTTCCTTATGCGAAGATTTCTAAAGCAGCCGCATAATGTTCTTCACGATCTTTTAATCCTATAGTTCCACCATTGATTTTCTTAGTGACAGTAAGAACGTCGCCCTTATCTGCCCATTGATTCAGTTCACGGGAATCCCAGAACCATCCAGCAGACCAAGCAGCGCCTTCTGCTGTTTCTAACCATTCAGTCGCTTCAGCTAGATCCATATTCATATCTGTTGCGAAGGCTTGATAGTTGCTCTTACCAGTCAGCTGGATAAGACCACGCCCACAATAACGATATCCGTCTCCAGACTCTGGAGGACCGTTACCCATGCGACTAGCGTAAACTAGATTCGCAATCTTCTCTGGTTGCTTTGCGTACTGATTAGGATCTTTGCCACGAAAATACTTTGGAAAGATCTTTACGAGAGTCTCAGCTCTGTAGTTCAGATTTTCCTTGCGCGCTCGGAGACCACCTGATTCGTGACCTACTTGAGCAAGGAACATTGAGATACGATTTTTATTATTGATTTCGTAGAACTCCATCACTTCGTTGAGTGGCTCTACAAACTCCTGAACGATGTCTTCGCTCGTATCCTCGAAAAACTCATTCAGTTGGTCGAATGTAACTAATGCCATAGGACCCTCCTTTCAGCTGTATTTAGCTGTAAGGACGGTTTCCCATAATTTCGCGCATGAGAGTCTTTGTTTCAGTGAAGATTTCGTAAATGAAATTAAGCATTTTGCACCAGATGTGTCTTATATGCAACATAAACGATTTCTTCGCGATACATACCAAGCTGCTCAAGCTCGTCGTCAGATAGCTTCATCAGCTCGATGATTGTGTTATAATATCGAAATGTGCGTGTAAACCATTCGGTCATTGTGGTCTCCTTAGACAGAAAAAAGCTGGGCAGCGAGAACTGCCCAGCGCATAACAAAAATCTCAAGAGGACAGATTAGTCCTTGATTTCAATCTTCTTTGGCTTTTGATGCTCAGGAATCAGATTCTCGAGCCACACCTTTAGAATGCCGTTGACAAGCTCTGCGTTCTTGACTTCTACAGAATCGGCAAGGGTAAACGAGCGAGTGAACGCACGCTCCGCGATTCCCTTGTAGAAGTAGTACACATTGGCGTTGTCCATGTCGTTGGCGTCCTTCGTCTTACCGGTCACAACGAGCTTGCCATTATCCATTGTCAGCTCAATGTCGGTCTTTGCGAAGCCAGCAACAGCCATCTCGATAACGTACTTGTTATCGCCGGTCTTCTTGATGTTGTAAGGTGGATAGCCCGGCATTCCTTTGCCAAGTGATTCAAGTTGAGAAGATAGCAACTTGAAAGTCTTGTCGAATCCTACTGAGAGTGGATCGAACTGACCAAAGATGGAAGGGGCTTGCGTGTAGTCGTTCTTTGCCATGATAGATACCTCCTGTTAGGCAAGGTTACAATCTGTGACCCATTCGGCGTCACATCAGTATATATAAGCGGTGCAGCGGAAAATGTCAAGGGTAGGACACAAATAATATTGCAGGCGATATATGAAAAATATAGCTGTGGCCAATCCTATGTTTAGCGATTGGCTACAGAGATCTATCAGGAATCTGTCAGTCGATCGACCTCTTTTTCCCAATGTTGTACTTAGCGTCTAACTT